GCTTAGCAATAGCGACTGAAGAGTACGGTGCTAAATTCTTTGCACATGGAGCTGCACCCTCTGGGGTATTAGAACACCCAGGCACAATAAAAGATCCGACAAAACTTAGAGAAACTTGGAACTCAACATTTGGTGGAACTGCCAATGCTGGAAAAGTTGCTGTGCTAGAAGAGGGGATGAAATACACACCAATTTCAATATCACCAGAGCAGGCACAGTTTTTAGAGACAAGGAAGTTTCAGATAAACGAGATTGCAAGAATATTTAGAATACCACCACATATGCTAGCAGACCTTGAGAAGTCTAGTTTTTCAAATATAGAACAGCAATCATTAGAGTTTGTTAAATACACTTTAGATCCTTGGGTTATTCGTTGGGAGCAAAGTTTGTATAGGTCGCTACTAACCGCAGAGGAAAAGAAGAAGTATTTTTTCAAGTTCAATGTAGATGGCTTACTTAGAGGAGACTATGAATCGAGAATGAGTGGCTATGCAACTGCAAGGCAAAATGGCTGGATGTCAGCAAATGATATCAGAGAGCTTGAAAACCTAGACAGGATACCAGCTGAACTTGGTGGTGATCTTTATCTAATCAACGGCAACATGCTACCACTTGGAAGGGCGGGAGCTTATGCAAATAAAAATAAGGAGGAGGAAGCAGATGAAAAACAAGAAGTTTTGGAAATGGATAAACCAAGCAGAAACGGAAATCGCAGAAAGAGTACTTGAGCTTAACGGCACAATTGCAGAGGAGTCGTGGTTTGACGATGACATTACTCCAAAGATGTTTAAAGACGAGCTTTTCAAAGAATCAGGTCCTATAACAATTTGGATAAACAGTCCTGGCGGTGATTGTATTGCAGCAAGCAGGATTTACACAATGCTAATGGACTATAAAAATTCAATCACGGTAAAGATTGACGGCATTGCAGCAAGTGCAGCATCGGTAATTGCAATGGCTGGCACTAGGGTATTAATGAGCCCCACTGCTTTAATGATGATACACAACCCATCAACTGGAGCATTTGGTGACCGCAGAGACATGGCAAAAGCAATTGAGCTACTTGATGAAGTGAAAGAATCCATAATCAACGCCTATGAGATAAAGACTGGAAAATCGAGAGTGGTTTTAAGTCATTTAATGGACAGTGAAACATGGATGAATGCAAATAAAGCGATAGAGCTGGGATTTGCTGATGGGATATTAGAAGATGCAAAAAAGATAGTATCACCAGCGGAAAGTTACCAGTTTTCTAGCCGTGAATTTGAAAACAAGCTATTAAACAAGATAGCAGACAAAGTAACAAAAACTAAACCTTACAACGAAGGTCGTAAAGTCATTGAGCTCAAAAAAGAGCTTGAGAAAATCAAAAAATATATTTAAGGAGGTACAAAAAATGACTATTACAGAACTTAGAGAAAAAAGAGCAAAGACATGGAATGCAATGACAGCATTTCTAGATTCCAAACGGAATGAGAGTGGTGTACTTAGTGTTGAAGACGACGCTACTTACGCCAAAATGGAAAAGGAGCTTGACCTACTAACAAACGAGATTAAGCGACTTGAAAGGAAAGACATGATAGAAGCTGAGCTTAACAAACCAGTTTCAAACCCTATCACAGCAAAGCCTATGAAATCTGATGAAGAAGAGGAAAAGGTAGGCAGAGCGTCAAAAGCGTACAAGAAGAGTTTTTGGAATATTATGCGAAACAAGTATTCAAACGCTCAGCTTTTAAACGCATTGCAAGAGGGCACTGATTCTGAGGGTGGATATCTAGTACCAGACGAGTTTGAAAAGACACTTGTTGAAGCACTGGAAGAAGAAAACATTTTCAGGAAATTAGCTCATGTCATTACAACTTCAAGTGGCGATAGAAAAATACCAGTAGTGGCTTCAAAAGGGAGTGCATCTTGGGTAGACGAGGAAGGGACTATTGACGATAGCGATGATAGTTTCAGTCAGGTTTCTATTGGTGCATACAAACTTGGAACTCTAATAAAGGTATCAAACGAACTTTTAAATGACTCAGTGTTTAATCTTGAGACATACATTTCAAAAGAGTTTGGTAGAAGAATTGGAAACAAGGAAGAGGAGGCATTCTTTACTGGAAACGGAGTAGGGAAACCAGTAGGAATATTCAACGCAACTGGTGGTGCTCAAGTGGGAGTAACCACAGCAAGTGCAACTGAAATTAAAGCAGATGAGATTATCGATCTTTTCTATTCTTTAAAAGCACCATATAGGAAAAACGCAGTATGGATAGTAAACGATGCAACTGTGAAAGCTATAAGGAAGCTAAAAGACGGAAATGGAAATTATCTCTGGCAACCAGCTTTAACCAGTAACACTCCAGATACTTTACTTGGAAGACCAGTGTACACCTCAAGCTATGTCCCTACAATTAGTGCAGGTGCAAAGACTATAGCATTTGGTGATTTCTCATACTACTGGATAGCAGACAGGCAAGGTAGGACTTTCAAGAAACTATCCGAGCTTTATGCTGCAACTGACCAGACTGGATTTGTAGCAACTCAAAGAGTGGATGGCAAGTTGATACTACCTGAAGCTATAAAAGTGTTAGTACAAAAGTCGTCATAGGGAGGTGAGGTGTTATGGGAGAATATAACGCAAAAAACTATACAGAGCAAGGTGGGGAAAAGACAGTAATTGGTGGCATTTTAGAAATCAAAGAAGGTGCCACTGTTACAGGTCTACCAGAGCCAGAGATACCAGAGGTAGGAAATGCAACAACTACAAAAGCTGGGGTTGTAAAGCAGGCAGAAAATCAACCAACCTCTGAAGCAACAACGGTAGATGAATTACTAGCAGACTTCAACACATTGCTTACAAAGTTAAAAACTGCAGGAATAATGGAAGCTGATAGTGGTGAATAAAAAGGGAGGTGGCAGTAATGAGTGCAAATGACTTATTAGAAAGGGTGAAGGAAAATTTAATTGTGATGTTTTCTGACGATGACGAGCTGATTTTAAGTTTCATTACTGCTGCAATTACCTATGCTGAAAGCTACCAACATTTAGAAGAAAACTACTATGCAAATAACCCATGTCCTGAAACCACCAAGCAAGCAATCATAATGCTGGCAAGTCATTTTTACGAAAGTAGAGACGGTGGCACTGGTGGTTTCTTTGGTGGCAATACAAATGCAGCAGAGCAGACATGGAAGACGGTAAATCTACTATTAAGACTTGATAGAAAATGGAAGGTGTAAAGAAAATGGGACTAGGATTAATGAATAAAAAGGCACAACTTTGCACCATTCAAAACACAACCGATCCTGAGGGCTTTGTGTCGAGTTTGTTGGTTGTTTTAGCAGACCTTCGAGTGTTTGTTGAAAGTAGGCATGGGAGCGAAAGGTGGGCAAATTTAGCCTCGTTTAGTGAAGCGACTGATTTGTTTAGGTTTAGAAAAATACCCAATATTGAAGTTACTACAAAGCATTACATTTTATACGACGACAACCAGTATAACATCTTGTCAGTTGAGAATGTAAAAGGTAGAAACATGTATATTGAGGTAATGGCAAAAAAGGTGGAGGCAACAAATGGCTAGGTGTACATATAAATTACCAGAGGAACTACTTAGGAAGTTATCAACGCTTGGAAGCAAGATGGACGAGATTAGTGAGGTGGTTTTAATTGCTGGTGGCAAGGTGGCATTAGATAAGGTGCAGTCAAATTTAAAGGGTGTTTTAAGCGGCACATCAACTGGTGAGCTTTTATCTTCACTTGGGCTTTCAGGTGTCAAAATTGATAGAAATGGTAACTCAAATATAAAGGTTGGGTTTAGTGAGCCAAGAAGTGATGGGAAGTCAAACGCTATGATTGCAAATGTGATCGAGTATGGAAAACATAATCAACCTGCAAAGCCATTTTTAAAGCCAGCAAAGACATCTTCAAGAAAACCGTGTATTGAAACCATGACTAAAAAACTAGAAGAGGAGATTAAAAAATTATGAGCATATTATCAGAAACAAAAGCTATAATTGAAAGTTTAAATATCCCTGTTGAGACTGGAGTGTTTAAAAACATAGCACCTGAAACCTACATTGTTTTAGTTCCTTTAGCTGATTCATATCCGTTATCAGCAGACGACAAGCCAGAGGTGGATTATCAGGAACTTAGGATTTCTCTATTTTCAAAAGGTAACTATATGAGGGTGAAAAACGAGATAGTAAAAAAACTAATAGATAACTCTTTTTATGTTACTGAAAGGAGGTTCAACGGATTTGATACTGGGAGTGGCTATTACCAGTACTCAATAGACATAGCCAAAAACTATTTATTTAAGGAGGAATAAGAAATGGCAACAATTGGATTAGACAAACTATACTATGCACCAATTACTGAAGATGAAAACGGCGATGAAACCTACGGCACTCCAGTACAACTTGCAAAGGCAATATCAGCTGACTTAACAGTTGAGCTAAATGAAGCAACACTGTATGCAGACGATGGTCAAGCGGAAGCGGTAAAGGAGTTTAAAAGTGGCACGCTATCACTTGGGATTGACGATATTGGAAACGCTGCTGCATCTGCACTAGTGGGAGCGGTGGTTGATAAAAATGGTGTATTAATTTCAGGTGGTGAAGATGTGTCAAAATATGTAGCAGTTGGTTTTAGAGCAAAAAGAGCAAATGGTAAATACAGATACTACTGGCTATATCGTGTGCTATTTGGTGTACCAGCAACTAACCTTGCAACAAAGGGTGATTCTATAACTTTCTCAACTCCAACTATCGAGGGCACAATCTTTAGACGCAATAAGGTAGATGGTGCAAATAAGCATCCTTGGAAAGCGGAAGTTAATGAAACCGATGAAAACACTACCGTTATATCAGCTTGGTACAACGCAGTATACGAACCTGTGTATGAAACACCAACGCCACCAGCTGGAGGTGAAGGATAATGGCAAATGAAAGAAGTGCAACCATAAAAATCGGTGATAGAGAGTATGAACTACTACTTACTACAAAAGCGACAAAGGAAATTGCAAAGAAATATGGTGGTTTAACAAATCTAGGGGATAAACTTGTAAACAGTGAAAACTATGAAGAGGCAATAAATGAAGTTGTATGGTTAATAGTAACACTTGCAAATCAGCCTATTCTCATACACAACTACAAGCATAAAGACGATAAAAGGGAGTTGTTAACGGAAGATGAGGTAGAGCTTTTAACCACGCCGACTGATTTAGCAGAGTATAAAGATGCAATTGCTGAGGCACTATACAAAGGTACAAAACGAAATGTGGAGAGTGAAGAGTCAAAAAACAAGCAAGGCGAGTAAGCGATGAAGAGTTGTTTACTCGTCTTTTGTATTACGGCTTAAGCTGTTTAAATCTGCCACAAGAAGAGGTGTGGCTAATGCCTTTTGGACTGCTACTAGATTTATGGGAGTGTCATAGGCAGTATACAGGAATTGCAAAGCCTAAAGTGGAAAGATACATTGATGAAATAATACCAGATGGAATTTAAAAAAGGGGGAGGTGAGAACGCAAATGGCAGAGAATTTTGGATTGAAGATTGGACTTGAGGGTGAGAAAGAGTTTAAAGCTCAACTTGCAGAAATCAACAGGTCTTTTAAAGTGCTAGGCTCTGAAATGAAACTAGTAGACAGTCAATTTGATAAAAACGACCATTCAGTTGATAGCCTAACAGCAAAAAACCAAGTGCTGGAAAAATCAATTGACGCACAAAAGCAAAAGATTGAAACCTTGCGTTCCGCCTTAAACAACGCATCTTCCTCATTTGGTGAAACCGATAGAAGAACACAAAACTGGAACATACAACTAAACCATGCACAAGCTGAACTAAACAAGATGGAGCGTGAGCTAAAGGGAAACACTGAGGCTTTAGACAATACCAGTAAAGAAATGAAAGACACCACAAAGTCTGCAGACAAGATGGGTGATGAGATTGAAGATAGTGGAAAACAAGCAGAGAAATCATCATCAAAACTAAAGTCGCTTGGTGGTGTTTGTAAAGCTGTAGGAGCAACCATGGCAACAGCATTTGCAGCGGTCGGTGCAGCTACTATGGCAACTGGAAAAGCACTGGTTAACATGACAAGAGAAGGTGCAGCATTTGCAGATACTGTATTTACTGAGGGTGTGGTATCTGGAATTTCAAGTGAGAGAGTTCAAGAGTATAGATACGCTGCAGAGCTTGTTGATGTATCGCTTGAAACTATAACTGGTTCAATGGCAAGACAGATTAAATCGATGAAGGCTGCAAAAGACGGATCGAAAAATGTAATCGACGCCTACGACCAGCTTGGTGTTTCAATCATGAACGCAGATGGGACTCTTAGAGATTCAGACACGGTTTACTGGGAGCTCATTGACTCACTTGGGAAAATGACAAATGAAACCGAACGTGATGCACTTGCAATGACAATACTTGGTAGATCTGCCCAGCAGTTAAATCCACTAATCACAACAGGTGCTGAAAGAATGAAAGAGCTAGGAAAAGAGGCACATGAAGCGGGTTATGTTTTATCTGATGAGCTACTTGGTGCATATTGTGAATTAGACGACCAGCTGCAATATTTAAATAACGGCACCACTGCATTAAAGCACGCAATGGGCACAATCCTATTACCTGTATTAACTGAGCTTGCAACTGATGGAGTATCAATGCTTGGTGAGTTTACAAAAGGTATAAAAGATTGCAAAGGTGATATTTCTAAAATGTCAGAGGTTGTAGGAAAGGTGCTACCAAAGTTTCTAAAGCTGGTATTGAAGTATGTCCCTCAAATTATGAAGATGGCATCAGCAATTGTAGAATCATTTGCAACTGCTTTAATTGATAGTCTTGATGTGCTAATTGACACTGCATCAGAGATTGTATTTTCTTTACTTGAGGGAATGTTACAGGCGATGCCAAGACTTGCAAAAGGTGCGATTAAACTTGTAAAGACATTAGCTGATGGCATACTTTCAAACCTTCCAAAAATTCTCGAAGCTGCAATTGTATTAATAGTAACTTTAGCTGAAGGAATAGCAGGAGCCTTACCAAAACTAACACCAGCAGTGGTATCAGTGGTTATAGAACTTGTAAAAACACTGGTTTCAAATTTGCCATTAATACTTGGAGCTGCATTTGAGTTAATTCATGGACTTGCTGAAGGGATAATCGAGGCAATACCAGTCCTTATTGAAGCATTACCAGAGCTTATTACTGCAGTTATACGGTTTTTACTAAACTCGATACCAGAGCTTGTAGGTGCGGGAATTGAGTTATTTACTAGTTTAATTCAAGCACTACCCACCATTATTGCAGCTATTATAAAAGCAATTCCTGAGATTATTGACGGCATTATTGGAGCAATTTTTGAGGCAATTCCACAAATCATAGAAGCTGGAATACAGTTATTTGTTTCTTTAATTGAAAACCTGCCAGTAATCATACAAACAATAGTTATTCAAATTCCACAAATCATTACAGGTATTGTAAATGCATTATTAAAAAACATCGGCAAAATGGTATCAGCTGGAATTTCACTGTTTACAGCAATAGTAAAAAACCTACCAACAATTATTCAAGAGGTAGTAAAAGCGGTGCCACAAATCTTAAGCTCAATTGTAAAAGCGTTTAGTGGTGGCTATAACCAGATGAGTGAAATTGGGAAAAATCTAGTAAGAGGATTGTGGAGTGGTATTCAAAGTCTTGCTGGTTGGATAAAAGACAAAGTATCTTCATGGGCTAACAGCTTATGGTCTGGAATAAAAGGACTGTTTGGTATTCAATCACCTTCAAGAAAAATGGCATGGATTGGTGATATGTTAATGCAAGGAATGGCAAAGGGAATAGACGAGGGTGCGGGTGAAGCAATAAAATCTGCAGACGATGTAACTGAAAAGCTAAATGATACATTCAATAATCTAAACCAAGAGGCA